AGTCGAATATCACAATCAGATGGGTCAAAATCCTTCTGCATACTGGCATCTGTATCTTCATCGAGTACACGATTGTAAGTGTCATCGTCATAATATTTTGAATTCAAGTCGAAGATGACCTTAAATTCATCACCCGCCGCCTTATACACTCGCATGATGATCGAGTTGGGTGTCTTTAAGGCTTGTTGCAGTCGCGCAAGGTAAAGTGTGGCCGCTTCGTTCGTATTAGCTTCTATCTGACTGGAAGCCGTGGTGATTCGGCGCAAGGCTTCACTCAGATGATCCATAAGCTGGAATAGTCCCTGGCTTGGACCGGATGCCGGGAATTGGTGGATGCTATCACTGAGCGGTCGGCTACCCCGAGTGTTAACAGGGGTGAGTTGCCCCATGATGACTTCCACGATACCTGCTTGGACCGCATTACCGCGACCGGTAGACGAATCAAGTTCAATCAGTCCTGAGTTTGATGCGGCATTTTGCAGCGTACCGGCATCAATCATTTGTCGTAACATGGTGTTCAATGACGCGAAGGCCGGACCCATGAGAATGCCCCAACCTAAACCCATTGGACCACCTTGGGGGTCCGGGAGGAAACGGTATTGAGTAAAACGGATGTTAGGTTTGATCTTAACCAATTCACCATCTTCGTTCGTACTAATGGTGTCGTCATCGTAGTTCGGTTGCAGGTAGATAATCTTACCGTGTTCTTTTTCCAGGATAGCAATATACGGTTCACGTATGCCGTCGTCATCCAGGTCGATCCAACTGTAAGCCTTAATGAACGCAAATTCGTTTTTGTCGGTTTCCAGTTTGTCTTCTGCGTAATCCCACTTCTGTTCGCCCCGGATATAACCGATAACATCATTGCGTGACAATTTCAGTTCGATAAACTTATCCAGCGCCTGGTCGAAGTGACGGGATTTGTGATCGAATATAACCTCATCGGCATGTAGCATATCACTACAGACAACTTCCTCGTCACCGTCAAAGTATCCTTCCTTGAACACAGTACCAACGCAGGGTAATGCCATCAGGAGTTTATCCTGATCGTCCGTCCAATGTGGTATTTCTTCACGAAGTTGATAATTTGAATAAGTACTCACTCGTCGAGCGCGAGCTTGTTTTAGTGCCTCTTGCGGTGGCGCTTGCTGTCCATCGGGTCCGGGTTGAGCTGCCTCAACTTTATCTTGCCCGTAGACTTTCGCTTTAACGATGTCACGCGCCCAGACTAATTCGGGTGATGCGCGAGATGAGAAGTCAAGCATAGCTTCCAAGACGTTCGGTAGCATATCCATGCTCGCGCCGTCAAAAGGAAACGTTTTCTTATCAATGATCACACCGTTGGCATAAGGCTCAAGTTTTGCCAACCATAACGCCTCTTTGTATTTCTTCTTCCAGTCTGACATTGACCTAACGGCATCAGCGTACAGACCCATAATTCGACTGTGGGCATCAGTAGCGTCTTTATGTTTGGCCGACTTTAAAACTTCAACCAGGTTCCCCTGATCGAGTTGGTCAAGCAGTGGGTGTTGTTCCACTTCCGGTTCCGCATCATAATCTAAATCAGACATTAGTATCCCCTACTGCGGTCGCGGCTGTCATGAGTTTTAGCAACACTATGTAGTTCCTTGGGTATGAGATCACAGATGCGAACAGCGAACCGGCGCATCATATACGCATATCTTATCGCATCAAGCAAGTCATCGTCTACTTTAACGATTCGGCTCTGCCCGTTGGGTAATGCCAACCGGTGGTATCGTTCAATCTCCTGGGTGACGTTAGATAGCGCCCGACCGACTTTAAATCGGCCCTCGGACATCATAGCGTTGAGTTCCATCAGTCCAGCTTCAACACCATTACCACCTTCCTCCCAACTGGCATGTTCGCCAATCATGTTCCAACCTTCCTCGACATAGTAATCGCGCTGTCGCTTGGCTGACCCTTTTTCTGTCTGTAAACCGTCTGCAGGCCATGCAGTAGGTACGTTTTTGGCCCATTTACGGACGGCATGCCATGCCTCATGGGGCTGCTTACGACGATCTTTCCACGCCCTTGTGACGTAAAATACATCGTGATCCTTGTCCCAAACAAGCTGAATATGGGCTTGCGGGTGATCCCAACCAAAGTCCATCCCGTTAATCACAAACCAGTAGTCCGGGATGTCGAATGTATCAGCCAATAGCGTTTCGATATCATGCGCGTAGATCAAACCTGACCCCATGAGCGGAATACCGCGTGAGCGCATCTTACGTTGGTACTCGGGCCATGATTCAAGTAGTGCCTGTTTGGTTTCATCAGTAAGGTGGTAAGCCTCATCGAATGTGGCTATTTGCAGATACTGGTGTTTACCCGGGTCGTCCATGAACTTAACGACCAACTCGGTACGACCGTTCTCAGGTGTGAAGGTAAGGATGCCGCGACCACCCTCACCGTTGTTACCTGCAGCAGCGGTACGGGTGATAACCTGCGGGTAGATGGTGTGGTCTTTCGGTTCCTCGTCAATATGGAAGAAGTCAACCTTGTCACCCATGAGTGCATGTTGACCCTGGCTGTACGATTTGAAGAACACCTCGCTCTCACCGTCAGTACCCCACCTGATTTTCACACTGTCAGCAAGACCACTTACCCCGGATGGTGTAGCACTGATAATCTGATCGACGCTGATCAGGCCGCCACTGAATTGTCCGTTGGAGTAGTCACCCAGTAGTGCTTTCTGCAGGATGTCGCGCACCTTGGCACCTGAATATCCCAGGCACCAGACAAGCGGCGCATGGATGAATCGGTAACCCGGCCAGTCAGCAGGGTAACGGCCGGTAAGATGAATGGCGTCGATGTAGGTACCGAGGTAGGTTTTCCCGGTCTGATTACTAGCCATCAACATGCACTCACGATGAGTACGTGTGGCTGCAATGAATTGAGTCTGCCAGTCATATGGCTTGATGTTATCCAGGCCATCGGCTAATTGCTGACTGAGCAGATTCAGGTAGTCCTGTTCTTCCTCGTCAGTGAGTGGTTGAGTCATTCGCCTTCCACTGTTACTGGTTCACCACTACTGGGGGGTGCAATACCCATCTTCTGTTGGTATTCAAGAATTTTAGCTTTACGTTCGTCGGCGCTGAGCAGGTTGACATTATGCTCAACGGTTTTGGTTTCTTTCCAGTCTTCTGGTTTACGATTGTACAACCAGATCGTAGCAGCCTTGGTGTCAGGTGGGTAATACTTAGTGATGTCGGTCACTGTGATATCACCCTTATGATTGGAGATATGCACATCAGGATGCTTGTAACCGACCGCCCGTTGGTACAGTGCCGTTTCAACTTCCGCGTTAGCGATATCATAGCCACAACGGATAGCATGATCAAACTGGGGATATATTTTACGCCATCGGCTGAGTGTCGAATGACTGATGTTTAATAACTCAGCGATCTTGGATTCTTTAGCGCCTAGCGCCGCATAGTTCTCCGCCTGTTTGATGACCGCATTACCCAGGGGTGTCGCAAGCAGGTTGGCGGAGGGATTGACAATCGCTTCCAATACTTCTGGATCCGCCAGATATGGACTATTAGCGTAACGCTCGGGTTCAGCCAGATAGCGTTCCACGAACAATGTCTTATCCTTGTCCATACACCGGCGACCAGTGAATATGGAAATGGTTTGACTCCAGGATCACCACGAAGTCGGCGCCCAGCAGGTCAGCTATGGCCTGTCGGGTGACAACGGGGTCAGCGACAGTACGTGATCTCACATCAATGGCATCGCCGCGATAATGGGCTGAACGGTTTGCGGTGTGCTTGTACACCTCACTACCGCTGGTCACTACAGTATCCACGCCTTCGCTCTCGAAGATGGATGCAATCTGTATCAGCGCGACCAGTATTGGCTGTCGGCAATTGGCGATCGATGCGCCTTTCTTAACTAAAATCATAATCGGTCTTTCCCGGTCAAGTTTGAAATTTTAAAATATTTTGGCGGGGGGCGTCAAGGCTTTTAGGGGTGGGGGTGTTTTTGGGCTTGCTTCTCAATTTTCAGCTTTTTTGATTTTCAGACGTTTAGGCGGGAGGCTGTGGGTGATAAGTACCCGAACGCTTGATGCCCGGGCCCGTTTTGGGAGTCCAGTCTGACAGTGCCTGCCTGCCTGG